CGTCGAAGGAAAGAAAAGTACCAATGCTCTTTGCCCATGCACTGTGGGGAGGTTTTTTCTCAAATACAATTATGGGCAGATTGGTCTTGCGCAGATTGTCGAGAGCAATCGGCTTATCATAGTCGAGCAAGGCATAGCGCACGTCAACTTTAGGCAAGGTCTCTCGGACATAGGCAATCTTCTGGAACAAGCGCACCGCGCGCTTGACCATATTCCTGCCTTCCGTTCTGCGCGTTGTCCAATAACCATGCTCGCTGTTCAAGTCAGCCTTTGGCAAGATCTTGCCATAGCGGGCCTTGATTGCAGCAAGTGTATCAGCCTTGGGATTGTCAGCCTTCGAATCGGCCAGAAGGGTTATCATCTCATAATCCTTCCGTCCGAGAGTGGTTGCATCGTAATAATCAGAGAAAGATGATCGCGTCTTCTTCTTCTGTTCGCCCTTGCTGTTAGTCACCTGTTCATCGTATTCGTCATAGTTGCCGTTGGCGCCCACATCTTTCTTGTGACTGCCAACGATGGGCATATCCTTGATGGCTGCCTCTGTGTGAGCATGGATCATTCCGACCAGCACATGCAATGCACCAGTTTTGCTGTTCAACTTGTGTTCGATCTGGGCATCAAGGCAGGCAATCAACTCAGCATCGGCCTTGCCTGCCAATTCGATCATTACCCTTGCACTGCCCGTGGCAGTCTCAATGCCAGCAGGCTTGTCCTCGCTGTCGTCGTCGTCATCCTCGCTATCGTCTTCGTCATCCACCGTTTCCAGCTTGACCATTGCCGCAACGATATCGTCCTTCGATGCCTTGTCATCGGCATTCAAGACGATGCTGCTTATCTGCTCCAGGGAAAGTATGGTGCTCTTACCGTGCGCCTTCTTGTAGGCGACGCGGAAGGGCTTCACGTCATCCTTAGAAAGCGTAACAGTGCCTTCCGTTGCAACGTCGAAACGGAGAGCGGTAGTGTTCATGAGCATGTTGCGCATAGTGTAGTTTCCTTCTTGCACGGTTAGGGCCGCGCGTCCCGTTTGGGCATGTGCCCCTCATGAGCCGATACCTATCAGAGATATCGGCGCATGAAGTGCACTAGCCTTGCTGGTTATTCATCAGCAAGAAAGGCAAGGCAAGCAGGAGGGGAGAAAGCATAACAAGAGTAAGCATAACACTCTCCGTTCTGTTTGTTTGATTCATTATCAGTAGATTAGAACAGGGAAACGCTAATGCAAGCGGCTTAAGGTCTTATGCATCTAGCAATCAATCTCATCTGAGAAAACAATGGTTGCCCACAATTCTAAACCGCCATTATCATCGGCTGTGATAAAGCATCCCAAGCAAAGCATCATGTCTGTTAGCTTCATGTTAGTTGCTCCTGTTCTGTTTGATGGCAACGGTATCAATAACAATGGGTGCGAGCGGGATACCCGCGAGATGGCGATGGACATGCACCATGCGTCCAACTTTGTTGACTGCAACGATGGTAATGCCTTGCGTTTTCTGTTCAGCAAATAGCTTTGCTATCTGCCGTTCCACATCTTGCCTTGTCCGGTACTGCATTGCCTTGCTCCATTGGTTGTTGACCAGTGCCAATAGTAGCATGTGAATTAGTGTTATCGGTAATTCGACTTTGAGTTGTTCTCTATCCGTCTCAAGTTATACAGCACAATAATGTGATTTGACATGCACTTAGTGCATAGCAGATGCAACCTATGCATGTGCAGGGTATACCATCAGAACAAAGGTAGCTTTGTCGAGATAGTATACCCTATGCACCAATAGGTTGTATGCTGTTATCAGTAAATAGAATTGATGTTATCACTAATCTTCCCATTTGTGTTATCACTAAATACAATTAGCGATATCACATATTCAATTGGTGCCATCAGTAAATGAATTAGTGTTATCAGCAATAACATTTCATGTTATCAGCAATATGCTGCCGCGTATGTGTGGAGGTAGGTCGTTCGACCTATCATCATGTCGTCGGCAACCAACGGGGGCGGCAAGTCTACGCCCTTACCAGACATACAAGCGTAAACCCATGGCCCACACACCAACTTGCCCTATAGGTGCGTAAGCTCTTGATTTGATTGACTTAATTTTTAATTACTTTATAATGGTTACAATGGAAGTTGAGATTGGATAAAGCTTCCAGAAATAGGAGGGTTAAATGGGACACCAAACTATAGCTGACTTGAAGGCAAAGCTCAGGTTCCTCGGTACGTACCAAGACCCGCATGACCCAATGCGGCAGGTATTCATTAACGCCAACTGGTTTCGTGCCCCCGAAAGGGACATTGAACTGGTCGGATGCCTGTACAAGGATGAGCTTTACAATGGCTCGTCATTCAGACGTTCCAAGAAAGGCAGTACACTTCCCGTCATCGAGCCCACTGGTAATTGGTGGGAAGGGCAAGGTATCGCATTCCCTTGGGGCAGACATGAACCTACAGGTCCAAGTTGGATTGACTTTCGTGAGACCCTCAAGGATTGCGGCGAATCCTTGAGGTAAGCGCGCTAGCTTAGTCTCAGCCCTAAGCATAGATTGCGCTCCATACCCGTCAGGCGCATTTGGCGGGTATGTGGGGCAATCCTGCCCACCTAGCTAGGAGGAGACAGATATGTCTCATCAATTCTGCGTTCAGGTTCACACGAAAGAGATTGTTAACGGTCGTCGGCACACTCCAGCCCGTGTTACCAGTCTTCCGGCTCACAGCTTGAAGGACGCCGAGTACGTCAGGGATCAGCTCAAGCATGACAAGAGCCGGACGTGCATTATCTGCATGACCGGTTACGTCCTTGGCACTGACAAGTCCTACGTCATTCCGGTCGAGCTCATCACCGAGATGTACGACCAGCTGACCAAGCCGCCGGCTAAGTCCTTAGACGAGATCGAGATCGAGGACGATCTGCACTATGACTATGACCACGAGGGTCGGGTCCGGGCTGCCGAAGCTGCAACGTACTAACAGTTCCTGCGGGAGGTAAGTCCGAACAACCACTCGCAGCGAAGGGGCGGGAAGGAGGCTTTCAGCCGAGATGTCCTCCTCCCGTTTCCTCTTTATCATTAGGGATTATAGAGGAGCGTGAGATGACTAATAGGGAACTAGTTCAAAGAAGTGTCAGCATATTCGTAGTTACATTCATGCTGGTACATTCAGACTTCAACCTAGGATGGTTAATCTTTACGGTGATCAGCCATGACTAAACATGATGAAGATGCGCACATTGATGTGTGCATGGGATGTGGTCGTTATTACGGCTATACCCAGAGCCTGGTTGATCTGTGGTATGCATCACGGTTGCATAACGACAAACAAGTGATGCCTCAACTCTGCTATTCATGCATGAAAAAGGAATATGACTATGACTAGCAGGAAATTCACCAATAGACCCAGACACAATGATAAAGTCTGGGTCGAAGCACGTTTGTTTGAAGACCTGCAACCCAACGGCTATGTTCTAAACATAGATTGGGAAGAGCGTGAACTATTAGTTAAATTCTTGGGCAACAAGACCGACTTCCTAAAGGGAAGTGGGGATGTAGAAGAATATTCATTTGATCAATTTGAAGGATGCTTTCATAAAGAACATGACGGCATCTGGATGCTTTACGACTAAATCATCATGCTATGATAGGTGCTACGGACATGGACAGAATGAACGGTTTCACGCAAGAAGTAGTACGTCATTACGAAATGACTGTAATCGGTATGAAATACAAGAGAGCATTGAACTATCTCTGGCTGAGAACGCACCTCAGTAAAGATGCTCTCAAGGTATGGATGGAAAGAATTATTGAACGCAACCCGAATAGTGTCTTAGCCTTGAGCAAGCCCCGCAAGTGATTAAGTCTTTGTTTTGCTTGACTTAATTTCTCATTAGATTATAATAGTTATAATGGGAATTGAGAGGAGAACAAAGATGGCGAAGACGCGAAAGAAAGGAAAGATGAGGCGTGCCTACTTGAAGCTATGGGGCGCTGCTATGATCAATACTGGGCAAGGTCCCAGTAAAGAGGTAGTGCGGGAGTATCATGAACGCACTAAGTCTCTTGGTACGGCGGATCATACTACCTTGTTCAAAGGAATACCTCCTGGACGAGTAGATGTAATCGACCGCCTAGTGCAAGTCCTCGGGGAAATTCCCCCGGAGCGGCATGTAAAGCTTATTGACAGCAAGGCTATTGAGCTAAAGCTGTTCTTTAACGATAAACACGATAGATGGTTTTTCCTCTATCGAAGAGGTAAATTAGTTCAACAATCAACAATTTATGCATGTAAAGCATACGCCATGGCAGCGTATGCGCGTGGAAGTATCTATTGGCTTGATTCCTTTATTCAGGACTAGTGTCCCGTCCGGGCTTGTCCCAGTTCCCCTCCTAGCCCGGAACTTGACCCCCTGGTGCTGTAATGGCACTAGGGGGTTCTTTTTCGTTTATGACTAACAAGAGAAAGGGTTAGCCATGTGGCCAATAGTATTTTACCCAGAACTGATCGAGTACTGGGAGAAAGGGAATGAATGGCTTCGCCATTACACTCCTTTTCTTTTGCTGGTATTCGGTATCTTGTTGATCGCTCTCGTAGCTCAACTCCTTGGGACAAGGAGTGTTAGGAGGGAAGTTCCTATGACTAGGCAGGAGAGAAGGGACTATCTCCGGTCTATGGTCAGCGATATGATCACTGACGGACTGGAAGAGAAGTACAACAGAGGCAAGATAACCAAAGAAGAAAAGACCCTCTGGTATCGTAAGCTTTCAGGCGTAGGTCTGGGTGAACTCTTGCCCAGGAATACTCCAGCTCGTCAGCAGACGCTGAAAGAGAACATCATGGAACGCCTGGGTATTGCCAGCGCAAAGGAGGCAAAGGACAAACTGCCGAAGCCTGAGTTCCAGCCTAAGAGTAAGATCGGATCAATCCTGTTTCGATCTACGAAGTAACTCCCTACGACCGAAGGAGCACACATATGTCTCAGGGTGTTATACTCGTTAAGAACCAGAAATTCCTCATACCAGACGATCTCTTAGCAAAGACCGTCGAACTCAACAAGACTGCTGCTGGTTGTGCACTAGTTATGCCTGGCAACAAGTACATCGACATTGACGCCGGCATCGGAGCAATTCCTTTGTCCGACGCAAAGAAGGCGCAAGAGGCTTTCAAGGAAGCCACTGTCCTCTTTTGGTATGTCAACGCTCCATCAGGGGCCTTCTTGAAGGAAGACTTGCAACCCTTCGTTCTGATCAGAGACAGCAATGAGAAGCCAATTCTCGTTGCCTTCTTGGAAGGAGACTTCTCAGCGTACAAGGAACTCGACTCGTCACATACGAACGAGTTCTTCGCAATCCAGAAGCACATACTTCCGAAGTTCACGAAGCTCTATGGCTTCGTCGGCAACAACATCGACAAGCTCATGGCTGAGCTGGATGACCCCGTCATAAGGGGAGAACTCATCCAGAATGCAGGCACACGGGGGACAATCACGTTCCTCGCTGGTACCGGCCAGATCAGCACATTCCACAACAACGATCTCAAACGTGACTACGTTTGGGGATGGACATCGAATGCCTTTGGACTGGAGAGCCCTGCCGATGTTAAGAACGAAGCGGCACCATCAGTCATGTCAAACATTGCCAACCTCAAGGCGAAGCTCCTCGCCGGAAAGGTGTCGGCAGATAAGCCGGTTGTGGCTGAAGAAAAGAAAGAGGAAAAGCTTGTTACTCCTCCTCCTGCTGCTAATGATGTTGTCATGTGGCGTCCTGGTCCGGAGCTGCGTTCCAACAACCAAGTCCGTCAAGCTTACCTGGAGAAATGCGGATTCCTGCCTCCTAACTGGAAGCAACGGCCGGAAGTTGCCATCAAGCACAAGGGCAAGACTGTCCTCAAGGACATGAAGGAACTCGGTATTGCAATTCCTCCGGAGACTTTGAAGAAGTCTGCCGAACTTGGGGCAAAACTGGAGAAGGAGTTCCAGAAGAATACTACTCCCAAGCATATTCCCACCTCACCTCTGGTGGAAGACATCAAGGAGCAGGCTGTTACTGAAGCCGCCTTGCCATGCATCCCTCCGGTGGAGTTGAAGGAAATCCACGACTCGTTCTTCCAACGGAACGATGTCAAACGTCTCTTGGATAAGAATGGACAAGAGCTTCCATTCGATCCAGCAACGTTCCAAGAACTGGAGACCAAGCATCCGACTTATACTGAACAGGTTGGCATGGCTGCTCTAACCGATACTTCCAATTGGTCAGACAAGGCAATGTACGAGCATTGCCATCGGTACCCGCACGCTACCTTCGCCTTGTTGAAGCAATTCCGTATTGCATACTTCAACCAAGTCAAGAAGAATGCGGCTGCTCCAAAGCCTGTCTCTCAGGGAGAGTCTGAGGAAAAGACTCCGTCAATTGCGGAGTTGAAGGCTCGAATGAAGAAGGCCATGTAATTGGCTTTCGCACCCCTCTGGTGATAGGTCGTACGGAGCTGCAAAATGTTTAATCTTTGGAAGAAGAAGAAGTCTGTTTTCCCCGACGCAGATTGGTTCGAGGAGATAGAAAGGGAGACTGATTTCACCCCGGACATATGGCGTCTGGAGCGTTATCAGTTTCAGTTGATGTTCATCTATGGTGAGATGATGCGTCAACATCAAATGCATTCCTTGGTGCAGGAGTTCTCTATGCCATTGGCCAAAGGATTCACCCAAGGGAAGTATTCACTGTGGAAGAAGAACTTGGGGAACGTAAGTTTCCCAATAGCCTTGGATGTACCTTTCTCAGGTGCTCCATTGGAAGCTATCAAGGGAGAATTGTACGCAATTCAAACTTCGCAGTACATAAACCTTGACAAATTCAAGCTAAACGGTTATCATTTCCTTCGCCAAAGAGTACCAATCGTTATCCCTTACAGGGAGATCGGTGGGTACGAGCAATCTACGAAGATCCAAGCATGGATGTACGTAGGCATTTCCGATTACTGGGTCGAGCAACTCGATGCCGGTTATTTGTTCTCGCCCGTTCGGGTGTTCAAACCATCTAAAGCATGGACTGACAAGTACTATTACTTTTCAATAATGGAATATGAATCCAATAACAAATAATACCATCGCAGAACTCCACATCCCCTGTCCAAAATGCAGCTCATCAGACGCTTATTGCGTCTATGGAGATGGCCATGGATACTGTTTTTCGTGTGAATATTACAGTCCGCCCGAAGGGAAAGAGAATAGTTCAGTTGAGTACACTCGCGAATATCTACCGTGGCGTGGGGTTGAAGCTTCAACATTTAGAACGTACGGGGCTCTTACCCGAGTGGACAATACCGGAAAACCCATTTCACTTGAGTTTTGGTATCCAGAAGGTGCGTGTAAGATTAGGTTATTACATCGTAAGGAATTTTTCTCCACCGGAGATATAGCCAAAGCTGGTTTATTTGGTCGTAATAAGTTCGCGGCTGGAAGTCACAAACACGTGACTATAACCGAAGGAGAGTTAGATGCGTGCAGTCTCTATCAGGTTCTTCGTAGCCCTGTGGTCTCTGTGCAAAGCAGCAGTACTGCTAAGCGCGATTGCATTCTGGATCTTGATTGGCTCCGTAGCTTCGAACGGATATATCTCGCGTTCGACAATGATGAAGCAGGGCGAGAAGCTCTATCTCGCTGCGCAAAGCTGTTCGACTACAATAAAGTCTTTGTGGTAAAATACAGCAACCGCAAGGATGCTAACGAATATCTTCAAGCAGGAGAAACAGAGGAGCTTAGAAACCTATGGTGGAACAGCAAGAAGTATCTTCCCGAAACTATAGTCTCTTCTTTCAAGGAGTTCTCCGATATATTGAGAGAACCAGCCCAGAAGGGAGTATCATATCCGTGGTGTACAATATCGGAGATGACGTACGGAATACGTACCTCCGAATCAGTATTAATTACAGCCCAGGAGGGAGTCGGAAAGACTGAGCTGATGCACGCGATTGAACATCATTTTCTTAAGGAGACTGACTATGCAATCGGCGCAATCTACCTCGAGGAACCTAAGAAACGCCATCTACAAGCCATTGCTGGATTGGAACTCAGTAAACCGGTCCACCTTCCAGACAGCGGCGTTACGGATGATCAAGTCATTTCTGCGCTCGAAAAGGTTGTTCGCGTGGATGACCGTCTTCATCTCTACAGTCACTTTGGGAGCGATGATCCAGAATCACTTCTGGACACGATACGGTTTCTCGTCGCTGCTCGTTCTTGTCGCGTTATCCTGCTGGACCACATTACTATGGCTGTTAGCGGTCTTGCAGGCGAGGATGAACGACGAGCCCTCGACTACCTCTCAACCAGACTCGAAATGATGGTGAAGGAGCTAGACTTCGCACTCATCATCGTCTCTCACGTCAACGATGTCGGACAAACACGTGGCAGCAGGTACATCAGCAAGATAGCTGACATTCGTATTGATGCCGCTAGAGATGTAAATAGTGGTGAAAACGTAGTATACCTGAGCATCAGTAAGAATAGGTTCTCAGGTAGAACGGGACCGGCTGGTAAACTGATCTTTGACCCTGACACTTTCACTCTTAGAGAGGAACTGAACTATGAATCGTCCCAAAATCCCCGCTCAGACGGTAACAGCCGAACTCCGGCACTGGTATTTTGATGAGGATCATGCTCAGTATGTAGGGGAAATCCACGGGGACATTCGTAAACGTCACACAGACGGACGGTTAATACGTTTAATTCAAGTTCAAAAGACTTTGGAACTTGCTGATTATTTTATTGTTTATACGAAAGACAATTGTTCTTATGTCCTCTGGAAGGATACGGAGATTAAACAGATATGAACACATGGGATGACATGGAATTCTGGAAATCCAAGGAATGGCAGATAATACAGGAGAGACTCGATGGCTTGGATAAGTCTCGGATTCCTTATAATCCTAGCAGAGAACTGTTATTCGCTGCCTTGGACGCAACGCCGTATGACCGGACGCGTGTTGCAATCATTGGCCAAGACCCATACCCAAGTTCATCCCACGCGACTGGAATTGCTTTCAGTGTCAGAAAAGGTCTTAAAGTTCATCCACCAACGTTGATTAATATCTTTAAGGAATATGAATCAGATTTAACGTATCCTTGGCCTACTGAGGGAGACTTAACCCCTTGGTGTGAGCAAGGTGTTCTCCTGTGGAACAGTATTCCCACTTGTGAAACCGGTAAAGCAGCATCTCACCGGTGGCCTGAGTGGGAATACCTAACCAAAGAGATAGTGGAGAAGCTTAATGAACAGCAAATTGTATTTGCTTTTCTTGGTTCTATCGCTCACAATTATTCTCAGTATACTGACCGGCGCAGTGAAGTAATTTGTATAGCTCATCCCTCCCCTAGAGCTAGCCTAAGAGCTTTCAATCCATTCGTTGGTTCTCGTATCTTCAGTACCATCAATGTTAAATTAAAGGATCAAGGTCTACCTATGATTGATTGGAGGCTTCCATGACTCACCGTTACGAGAGGCGTGCTAGCATAGGACGTTTGACGAAAGTTCTGAACAAAGAAATGCGCAAACTCTACGTACCTCATTCTGATGAGGCTGAGAAGCCCATTCTCCAGAAGATCAAACGTCTAGAGAAGATCATCGAGATACGTATTCTGGGTCTTGCGAATCAAGGAGGCACTAGTGAGGTACAGCCACAGTCAGCTCAACCGACGCAAGCTTCGTCGGCATGGGGACAAGCTAAGGCTTCGTAGGGCACATAAAAAAGGATGGGTGAAGAAGATAATTGTCACCTTGGACATATACCTTCGCAAGGGAGATTGCTATGACTTTGCAACTAAACGATGAAGTCTATGCAAACATGGGAACTGTGTTCTTTCAGGGGTGGGTTGTCGGGTTTGTCAGACGCAGGAGTGGTATTCAATGCTACGTAATTGAGAACGATGATGAAATGGTTTTCATTGCGGAGCAGAGCCGTGTAAGGAGTATCCATGATGTCCAGACCCAAGATATCTCCCCAACAAGAAGCAGACGTAGTACATGGACACCTGGACAGAGTTCCATACAAAATTCTGATCTTCAAGACTGGGATTAGTCACAGAACTATCTTGAATGTATTGCACAGAAATGGATTAAAGAGTAGATATAAGCTCAGAAAAGTAAGAAAGGAGTACAATGAAGATCATAGACAAAAGAGAACAAGAAGAAGACAAGGAGGAAAACAAGGTCACTCCCTTCCGGTTGATCCAAGGGGGTAAAGAACCTCCTTCGGAGAATTGGTTGATGGGTCTGACGAAGGATACTGTCTTTCTAGCTAGGGAGAAGCACTCTAAGGGCATTGACTTAAATATGTACTGTGTTACATTTAAGTTCAAAGTAGGAGTATTGCTGACGTGGACCTTGGTAGATGACAAGCAAGTCCATGTATATGTAGATTCCTTGCGTTTTAGCAGGAACTTCGACTTAGTTGAAATTATTGAGGAAGGAGAAGATGAGTAATGTAATTGGGCCTATACGGCAAGACGATTGGTATACAATGGTTATGTTAAGGTATTCAATTAAAGTATTGAAGGAAAGAAACAAGAACGGTAAGTTTGATGTTGCTATTACTAAAGAGAAAGAGATATATAAAGAAATATTAAGGAATTATACGTAAAACCTATTTACTTTTCAGTGAAAATATGCTAAAATATTAGCTCTTGCCGTCCAAGGTTTTCAGGTTCCTTCTGACGGACTCTAGGGTAACAGGTTTTTAAGTATCTAGGGTAAACTACATATACCCTAGATTATAGGAATACATAAGACATCTTAACCGCGTCAATCCCCAGAACGCGGTACTATCTCTCTCTCTCTTACCGCGGCTACCCCTGTCCGCGGTATTATCGTTAAGGAGGCTTGATGACTCATTATTGGATATGTACTTACTGCAATACTCTCAATCCTATGGACGAAGACCGGTGTACAGAGTGTCTACGTCTACGAGAAGGATTAGCAGAGTAATATGCTTTGATTTGTATCATTGACATAGAGGCTAATAGCTTAGAGAACCCTACACACATCTGGTGCATAGTCTGCAAGGATGCTGTGACAGGTACTATCGATGTGTTCAGAAACGTAGTCACAAACAAGGGAGCGAGAGATGCTTTTCTTGTATATGCGTCTAACGTTCAATTGTTTGTGGGCCACAATATACTCGGCTATGACGGGCCTGTTCTCAGGGATCTTATTGGTTTTGATAAGATTGTTAGTAATCCTTCCTCTTGTATTGATACTCTCATTATATCTAAGTTGGTTGACTACTCTAAAAAAGGAGGACACTCCGTCGAAGCCTACGGAATAGAGTTCGGTGTACCGAAAGGTAAGAACTACTATCCAGACTTCTTCAAACAATGGTCACAAGAACTGGAGGACTACTGTGCACGAGATGTTGAAATCACTCATAGGATTTATAATCTTTATCTCAGGGTTATCAATGATATACGTTGGAGGAATGCAATTAAACTCGAACATCAATTTCAGTTGGTTGTTAATTCCCTACACAATAACGGGTTCAGCTTCAATGTGGCTAGGGGCAGCAATCTGCTTGAGACAGTAACTGAAGAACTGGCTAAACTAGATAAAGAAATACTTAATTCCTTTACTCCTAAGCTAACTTTAATTAGAGAGATTCATCCGGAGTTAACTAAACATGGAACATTACACCGTAAAGACTTCCGCTTTGTGGTTGACGGTGACCTTTCTGAGTATAATGGTGGGCCTTTCTCTAGGTGCAGCTGGGTCCCTTTTAATCCTTCTTCTCATAAACAGATTATTGGAGTCCTGCACTCAGCTGGATGGAAGCCCGTTGACCGTACCAGCACTCATATAGACGTAGAGAGAGCAATCAATAAGCTTAAACGTAGTAAACAAGAAGATAAATCAGTTGACTTAAGAACTCTTAATGATAAAGTATTGATACTAGGAAAGTATGGCTGGAAAATTAATGAGAATAACTTAAGCACTTTACCTAGTACTGCCCCCTCCCCTGCAAGAACGCTAGCTTTGCGTATCTTGTATGAGTCTAGGCGCCGTACCCTAACTGAATGGTTAGGACTAGTTCGAACCGAGTCATCCCGCATTCATGGAAAGTTCATAGGGATCGGTGCCTGGACTCACCGTATGGCTCATCAGCAGCCTAATACGGCAAACATCCCCAACGATCTGGATACCCAAGGAAAGAAGAAGCTCTTGGGGAAAGAACTACGTTCACTCTGGCAAGCACCATCTCGAAAGAGATTGCTTGTCGGAGTAGACGCAGAAGGCATACAGTTACGCATCTTTGCTCACTATATCGACGACAAAGAGTTCACCGAAGCGTTAGTGAAGGGAAAGAAAGATGATAAAACCGATCCGCACTCTCTCAACCAACGAATTCTCGGCGATATATGTCCCGGCCGTCAAGCAGCTAAACGGTTTGTCTATGCCCTCCTCCTTGGCGCTGGTATCGGCAAACTCGCTGAGATACTGGGATGTTCAAAAGAAGATGCGCAGGTCGCTCTTGATCGTCTCATGCGTCGATACCAGGGATTTAGTGATCTTAAACAATCAATCATTCCATTCGACGCTAAAAGGGGCTGGTTCTATGGGCTTGATGGTAGAACAGTTAGGATACCTGGAGAGACGGTTGGAGAGCGTAAGCACCTCTGCATGTCTGGCTATCTTCAAAACGGTGAAGCGATAATAATGAAGAAGGCTACGCTTAAGTGGCATGATTGGTTAATGGCTGATCCTAATAAATCAATATTAGTTAATTTAGTCCATGATGAATGGCAGACAGAATGTCCTAATAACATGGACATAGCTTTAGAAATTGCACAACGTCAAGCTAATAGTCTTGAAGAAGTTGGTAAAGAATTAAAGTTAAAATGTCCTCTAGCAGGTTCTTATTGGAACGATGATTTGAAAGACTATACTATTGGGACTAATTGGTCCCGTACTCATTGAAAAGGAGAGTATTATGACTAGCTATGAAGTGAATTTCAGTTATAAGTTGCCCGAGTGGGGTACTGTAACGCTGGAAGCTAAGGATCTTCAAGAGGCAGAAGAGCTGGCTCTTGAGTACGTCGAGGAGTCGTATCCTGACGTTGAGAACATCGAGGTTGATGCTATTCGAGAGATCACTAATGTCCAGTAAAGAAGTTTTCTTGAAAGGTAAAGCTAAGTGGGCTAGAGTGTCTACTCCTGATCCTTGGGGTCATTTTAAGATTACTCTATATCCAGACAGCGAAAGCATTAGTAAATTTAAGGAGTTGAAAGTAAAGAATACTATGAAAAGGGACGAAGACGGAGACTATCTTGTTCTCCGTCGTCCCGTTAATAAGACCATACGGGGTAAGGTCGTAGGCTTTGCCCCTCCTACTGTAGTTGACAGTGCAGGCATGCCTTTAAGAGATGTCTTAATTGGCAATGGTTCTGATGTAACTGTTAAGTTAATTTATTACAGTTATATGTCTCCTCAAAAGGAGCCTGGCTTTGCTATTAGGTTAGAAGCCGTAAGAGTGGACAACCTAGTTCCATTTACTCCTAAGAGAGACTTTGAAGCAGATGAAGTTAAGGCTATGGGCACGCTCAATGAGCAGCCTGCTCCTAACTTTTAGTTAATTGAATACGGAGGCAGGGCATAGCGCAAGCACCCTTAATGGCGTAAGACTCGTCGAGAAGCCTGAGCCTCCGTAACTAATTTGCTAGTGGTCGAGAGTCGCAGTGTAGACACTCTTATTCCCACCGTAGGTGAAAGGGGACTTAGTCCATGGAATAGACTAGTCCAACATAAGAAAGGTTCAATTCCTTTCCATCTAAGGGAAGAGAGACGCAGGGGTTGCGTCCTGCCTAGCAATAAGTGGCGTGACGGCGCTCTCCAAAGGCGACGGCGTCCCGGATGTACAGATCATGTGAATTGAATGTATGTTCGCATAATGACCCTTCCGCCATTAAGGGAATCGAATGGCACTAGGACCGTACCGACAATCCACGGTGCATTACCGTTCTTTACACCGGGTGTGTAGGGAGAAAACTAGAGCTAGCCCTGAGTGAGCTGCAGTCCGGTAGGGGACAGCAAAGATTGTCCGGGTCAGCCCATTCCTCAGATGGGTGTGAATAGTAAGTGCAGTTGCTAAGAAGCAACAACGAGCACAGTAGCACGTCTCCTGGCAAACCAACCAACGTTGGCAAACCAGTTCGGAGTGAGGATGTGAAACCTCATTCCCGAGCACTCTGTGTGACTAACAATACCTGACGCTGTGAATGGCAGAGAATGTGAAGGTACTTGACAACTCCACCAAAGTCTGATGCAGGCCCTAGCTTCCAAAGAGGCGAAAGGTTAGTTCGATCCCTGCAAAGTTGTGGTCAACGAACTTTGGATGTTGCCCGGTCAGTAGCTTAGTGACCAGGGTATTTTTTCCGTATGCAGGTGCTGTGAAAGGCACCCCACCCAGCTTAACGGACTGGTTCATGCCGGTATTGAGGATATAAGACAGCTGATTAACTTCGGACTGTTGGTGTTCATATACACCTCTGGTTCAGCTGGGGCGCTTAGCCTGCATAGTCTGTGAGCGCAACGCAGGTTGCATCAATAGATTACATGAGCAGAGCTCTAGCTTAGTACACTGGGCGCATTAGGGCACCGATACATGGTGGACAAGTCCTGGAATAGCTAACTCATAAGCCTTTTGCAGGAGAAGCACTGATATCTCTTGAAACAGGAGAACGACATGCTGTGGTTCCTTTCTTCACGGCTACGCCGTATACTATTAGGCCTCGTCGTTCGACAACCCCCTTAATTATACTATCCGCCGAGGGCAAGAAAACAAAAGGAGGTACACATGATGTACAATAACATGCCCTGGTATTATCCTCCATGTCCTCCACCGAACAGTTCTATCGACGATCTCGGTAGGTACTTGAAAGCAATGAAGAAGATGAAGAGAGAATTGGAGGAAGAACGTAAGAAACACCATCACCATGATGGTCATGGACATCATCATGGAGACAGAAAGAAGAGACAGCTTACTATTTTGGAAGTGACTATCTTCTTACTATTAATCGCACCTTTCGTAGGATCAGCCTACGCATTGCTCATCGTTAAGATGATGCAAGCAACAGCAGGAATGTTAAGATAAAGTGATAATACACGATTTAGTTAATGACATATATAAGACAATCCTGAGAAAGGATGGTTGGTTCACAGATGAGCTCGCCAGATCATACAGTGATAATCTTGGGGGACGCCTTAAGGAGCAACTTGGAGAAAGACAAGGAGCGCCTACGCTCCGTCTCTCACAGATGGGACCTCGTTGTCCAAAAGCACTTTGGCACAGCATTAGAACTCCTGAACTTGCTGAGCCGTTACCAGCATGGGCAGAGATTAAGTATTCGTTTGGGCACATGGTCGAAGCACAAGCGATAATGTTAGCTAAGGCAGCAGGCCACTCGGTCACAGGAGAGCAAGATGCTGTCTACGTCGATGGGATCACCGGTCATCGTGACTGTGTTATTGATGGTTGCATTGTTGATGTTAAATCTTCCAGTAGCCGTGGTTTTATCAAGTACAAGGATAAGACTTTGGCACAAGACGATAGTTTCGGCTATCTGGATCAACTTGACGGCTATGTGGTGGGTAGCCTTGAAGACCCTTTGGTCACAGTGAAGGATAAAGGTTACATACTAGCCGTAGATAAAACCCTAGGTCACATGGTGCTATATGAACACATCATTAGAGAAAGCCAGCTACGAAGTCGCATTAAATCTTATAAGGACATTATCTCACGAGAGGTTCCTCCTGCTTGTGAATGCGGAACTAGACCACAGGGTGGATCGGGGAACGTACAGCTCGACACAAAGGCAAGCTATAGTGCGTATAAGTACTGCTGTTTTCCAAGCCTTAGGACTTTTCTCTACGCCACAGGACCCGTCTACCTCACCAAAGTAGTCCGTCTTCCTGAAGTACCGGAGATTGATAAACATGGAAAACTCGTATATAACTGATCCTGTTCACGGAGGTAAAGTAACTTGCCATGAATGCAATGGCTTCATCCTAAAGGAGGATGACATAGGTTACTGGGACCATCAGTACATAAGGGAGTTCCCACGATACCACTTTCATAAGGCCTGCTATCAGGCTTGGAAACACTACTATGGGATTGACAAACCCATAGATTAAAGTTATAATTATATAAATTAGAAAGGATTAATATGAACTCTTTAATATGGACGGCAATTGTAATACTAGCACTATCAATGTTGTATATTGCATATAACTCTAATTTGTTTTGTTTCTTAGGTAAGTGCGTACTAGTAGTTCATTAGTAAATTGTGACTAAAACACGTAATAAATTCGAGACAAGAATATTCAAAGAATTGAGTCTGGCTGAGGTAGTCTTTACATATGAGACTGAACGTATCCCTTACATCTTGGCCAGACACTATATCCCTGATTTCATAATTCAAACTCCTCTTGGTAAGATTTATGTAGAATGCAAAGGCTACCTCCGACAAGAAGATAAGTCGAAGATGGTAGCCGTTAAGAAATTAAACCCTAAGTTGGACATACGGATATTGTTTTATGCCTATAATAAGAAATATAAGAAATGGGCAGAGAAGGTAGGTATACGATGGGCTGTAGGAACTATCCCGAAAGAATGGCTTAATGGTTTCTAAAAGATGTAAGTTCTGTAAAGAAGAGAAGCCTGTTGAAGAATTTTGTAAGGATCGTTCCCGCCCTAGAGGATACAGTACTGAATGTAGGAAATGTGCTAATGCCAGAGGACGGAAATATTACCGGCGAAGAAAACCATATTGGAGAGAAAAACATCTTATGAAAACTTATGGATTAAATTATTCTTCTTACGAAGATATGCTATCTAGACAAGAAGGTATGTGCGCCATATGTACAAGTCTTGAAGGACCTAAATTAACAGTAGACCATAATCATAAAACTGGTAAGATAAGAGGATTGCTTTGCGACAACTGTAATAAAGGTTTAGGAATGTTTAGAGATAATCCTAGTGCCTTGGCTTCTGCAATCACTTATCTTTTAAGGAGATCTACATGAACATTGAACCTAAATTCTGGGATACTTATGAGAAGCTTGCCTTCTGGAAAGGCTTCTCCCTAGGAGTATTCCTAGGTTTTGCTACTACTCTTGTAGCTATAATGCTGTTAGGCGCATATCTAGGAGTCTAACTTATTGCTTGAATTCAGTGAAGTAGAGAAGCTTCTGCAGACCTACACTTTAGAAGAGATACTTGAGATTAACGAGATTACTGAAGAAGAGGTTCTTTACTTCCTCCTCCAACATAAGTTCCTCAAAGTACCTAACCCAGAACCTATAGATTTGTTGATATGACACGCACAAAGCATCCTTTAGATAAGAGAGAAAGATTTCTCATTGAACAGAAGAAAAAGAAACAACGGGAAGAAGAAAGATCAAGTCGTATTCGGCGAAAGCTCGCAAGAGAAGAAGCCAAATCGAAGGAGACCCAAGATGAACTCGAGCGGATCAAAAACGATCGAGATGTCAATCTCGTCCAGCAACGCAGTCTCCGAATATCAGATCGAACAGTTCCTCAGGGCATTGAAGATCGTCAACGGTAAGGAAGAGGTTAAACTGGAGCTTGATCTGCCGAAGGTCATCCCATTAAAAGTAACAATCAAACGAGAGGTGGAACACATTAAACAAAATGGCTAGACGGGACAGAAATTACGCGAAGGAGACGCGTTATGAAAATACTCCTGAACAAGTACGACGCAGAGTGGCGCGTAACCGGGCAAGACGTAAAGCTATACGCGAGGGGCGTGTACGTAAAGGTGACGGAAAAGAGCTTGACCATGTCGGATCACACCGCAAGGGCAGTTTGGATCGGGTACCAACTCGTGTCGTGTCTCGTCATGAGAATAGGATAAGGCAGCCAAAAAGAAAATGATGTTAAGTGACGCTATTAAAGAACATCCTGAACAATTTCTCACTATAGAAGAATACAATAAAATATTTAACCCGAAAGGATTAGAAATGAATGTCCAGAATGACCAAATGGTTGAAGCGAATGCTATCCCCCTCACACCCGCCCAAGAACTCCTTAAAGGGCTCGTTAAAGACGGCGGAGAAAAACAGTTCATCCAAACCGAGGAAGACCTCGGAAGCGAAGATGAGCAAGAGCTCGTCAACAGCGAGCGAGAGCTCGCATGCGCCTAGAGTTGTAATGTAGGCGGTAAACCGCGCCCATCCTGGGCAGTGGCCTGGAACATTACATAAAGAAAGGGACTGGCTTGCGGGCCGGTCCCTTTTCTATTAGGAGATGTACATGAATTACCCACAAACAGTTTCATTAGCAGATTTACCTATTTATCTGCAACACAATAAGACATATTCACCAAAGACACCTCCCCCTTCAACAAAATGCCCTGAGAATGCTCCAGGGTGCACGGGGGAGTGTGTTTCTTATTATGACGATACCTATTATGACGAGTTGAAAAAATTCTTATACCCTAAAGAAAGGGAACAACCGATGAACACGAATATTTACGCAACCTTGGAGGCTCCGCAGACGCGTGACCATACCAAGGAGTATTTGAAAGATCGTCTTTCCAGTGCCCGCAGTAGTCGGGAAAGAAAGGCGATGATCAAGTTTGGCCTGGAGGATGATTTCTTTCCGAGGCTTGCTGAAGATGTTGTGAACCGGATCAAGAGTGGTCTGTATGTCATCAACGAAGAGCGGGACGGAGATTGTTTCAATCCTTGGGATGCCATCGAGTGGCGTGACCCGGCAATCAAGAAGGATTTCCCGGGCTTCAAGAAGTGGCAAGAGCTGGAGAAGCAGACCTTCCTGGCTGCCAAGGATACCGTTGTAGTCAAGTCTTATGACGAGGGCCTGAAGGCTCTTCAAGACTATGAGGCTTTGGCTATCTAGTTCGAATACCAACCAAGGCTCCTCCCCTTAGGTTGGACTGACCAAACTTAAACCCCCCGGAGCTTGCGGGCTCACGGGGGGTTATTTTTGTGTCTATTTGAAATTTAATTCGTTATCCTGGCTTCTTATAATCACATACAGCACAGAATTTAGCATCTTCTCTATTGTTGAATCTACAAACTGGACATCTCCATCTCTTCAGTAAAGTCATATAATCACCCAAGGTCTCGCGTCATCATAGAGCGCAGGATCAGACCTAGCAGAAATATGTACGTGTTGAGTATGTGGGTTTGATCCAGAATAAGGTCTCCACTGCCAAGGTCTAACTAAGCTACTAGCTATCCTACGATTAGATATAATATACTTAATCCTTACATCCTTAGACTTACGTAATCTCTCTGCTAGTACACTTGCACTAGGACCGCTCTTAGGAGCATGAGTAATATCCATAGCAGTTACTACACCACGGCTATTAGGATTATGGTCAGAAACAGATGCTTGGTGTCTAGTGTCCCCTATAGTCCCATCATCCTTCTTACTTCTATTAGGCCATTGAGCATTAATCTGGTCTCTTAGTTGTACTAAACTCTTAGCTAATCTCCAACTCATGTAGCTTTCCAATCTAATATTGTCATTGTTGCTGTCCCTTCATGTACAAATACACCATGTCCTGCGAAGTACCCTCCCCCGAATACCATGCCTACTGCACCTACATCATTTATGGCTGCCTGCCAATCAGCCAAGACAGTATTTCCTCTCTTGCCATATACAGACACCCAGCGACTAGGATCGAGAGGAACAGTAATTGTATGAGTCCCTTCAGCCAGTTCTTTAGCATCTGTAGTAGCAAACCACCTGTAATGTTCATACTCTAGGTTATCTCCTCTACGTTGGAAGTATAGAGTTACCGTCCCCGTCCCAGGTACATCATTGTTAGGATTAGTATGAAAATCAAACACAGGAGTACCGGTGATATCAATTTTATAAGTAACTTCGAGTCCGTTAGTAAGGCTTCCACTATAACTCCTGACTAAGTAATGTGCTCCATCTACAGAAGGAAATGTAAAGGTATTCCCTGATATTGTAGTATTAGGAGAATACTGGAAAACCCAGCTTGCTGGAACCCCCGCTACTATAGGCGGTACAACATCATCTTTGAAGCCAAACAGTCTCTTAAACCAATTTATAATAGCCTGAAATATATTCATTATTTTATCTCTGGTGATAGGTTCTTTGGGTACCTGAACTCAGGTGGCCATATGCCTTCTCTGGCAGATCTGCGTGAAGTCTCCAGAGGAGTTTCCATCATAGTTTCTCCAGGACTCCACCTGTGTCTAGTCTCCACTGTATTAGCTTCCAATTCTCCAGGGTTTCTACGGTACATATATCTACCAAACTTATCTTTGCCACTCTCTGTTATTTCTTTATGTAGTTTTATAAGATCTTCAATCTCCTGTGGGATAGGGTCTCCTTTCTTTAACTTACCTGCTGCGCCAAGAGATTCAACCTTTCTTACTATAGAATCCTGAGCCTTGAAAATACTATGCCTAGGACTACTGCCTAGATCAAACTTCTCTTTGAACTGTATTGCATGTTGAAGTTCATGGAGCACAATTTTTACTCTATCTTCTTTTGGGATTGAACCTAAATTTAATTCTATTGTTTTGGTAAGTTCAAAATAAGAACCTAGAACTGCAGGGTCATTTGTAAACTTTACCCTAACATCTTTGAACTCTGGGTAAGCTTTATAGAGCTCAGGGAAAGAGAATACTTCAGAAAGATTAGCTCCTTCTTTCATTTGCAGTGGGGATGGGTGGAAAAAGGCTGCATTATGATCTGGAATCTCATATTTCCATTGACCTTCTGCTCCTTTAAACCAGCCAGTATCTTTCCAGATCTCATTTGCAGTATTCCCTCTCCTATCCATAATCTTGGCTGTATCTAGAGCTTTCTTGTCCATAGTCTTAGCTCCTACTCCAGCTATAGAACCTAGAGTACCATCTATAGCTTTACGAGCTATTGGAGCAGGACCTAGTACAATTGCACCTGCTAGTTCAGTAGCTCTAGCTATTCCTGCTTCTGATGCAGGGTCTATCTTACCTTCATATACTTCTTTAGGAAAGGCAACCATCTTATAGATACCTTCTACTAATCCCTTGCTGGCAGTCTCTAACATCTTTTCAGGACCAGTCTTCTTAGAATACTTGTTTATTCTATCTTCTATTCCTCCAGTAAGCTTAAACTTATCTAAGAAAGGATATACTTCATCTTCGAAGTTACTTTCAGGCCTACTCCCCATCTCTTCGATTGCTTTCTCTTCTAACTTCAAAGTATCTTTAGAAACAGGAGGTCGATCAGATTCAAGATATACATCATAGAAAGGTTTCATAGAACCAGCAGCTGCATATTGCTGTCCTGATTGAATGGGGGCAGGAGTTTCATCTGTCTGAATATCTGATCTAGGAGCAATAGTTTTACCTATTGGGCGGCCTTTTTCTAGCTGATTATTATACCAATCTCCATATTCTTTTATAGCATTCTCATAATCTTGCTTCTCTTCAGGATTTTGACTTTCAGGAGTAGCTCTAAAATTCTCTTCATGAACCCAATTAGGTCCTGGCCCTCCCTCTCCTCGTCCTAATCCTGTAGTCCCCATAGTAGGCATGGCCATGCCTGCTTCATGCTTGAACTCATCCTCATAGTATTTGCCGCCAGATACAATCATGGAGTTGTCTTAGGTTTAGGGGGTGGGGTATCACCGTATATGAGGTTATTCATAATCTGCTCTGGACCATTAGGTTCAGTCTTAGTATTAGGAGTATATCCTAAAGCCTTCATAGTACTAAAGAGATATTGATTTATATTAGTAACACCATCTACCTGAGCTACAGTTTTAATGGATTCTAGACCACTATTAAGCCTATTGATTATACCAGATATATGAGATACTTGAGTATAAGAGAGTTGATTCTTACCTGCAGAAACAAAGGGGCGGTCTGGCAGATACCCTCTAGGTACCTCTCTCATCAAGTTTACATTCTTAAGAGCACCTACATCTACTCCCCAACGATGGTTCTCAGTATTCCAGGATATCTGTACGTTACTGGCAGTCTGGTAACTGGCCAAATCTAACAACTCTTTCTTAAAGAGTTCATTACCAAATGTCTGTGTAGTCCAGTTTTTGTACATCTCCCAGACCCCTGGATTTGTCTTATTTAGACGATGGACTTCTTCTGCTACTGCTCTGGTGGTTAGAGTCTGGAAAGCTTCTTCCTGGCCTGGATGACGCCTACCCTGTTCATCAGTGTATCCAGCTTTAATGAGAGATACAACTCCTACATTATTAGGATGGAAGGCTCCAATTATAGCATTTACTTTAGCTTGGTCTTTTGCATCCTTGTCTGTAATGACTCTAGGAGCTTCACCTATAATTAGAGAATAGACCTGAGGATCTTTAATATTCTTCTGGGGACTCTGAAGATCCTGTATAGTAGCTTTAATTGTAGTGGGTACCCCAGTCTTAGGAGATCCAGAGGGTGCTGCAGGAGCATTAGGAAGTTCAGGCTGTCCACTTAACTTAAGTGCAAAGTCTTGAATATACTGCTTAGCTTCGTCCTGTATGTTAGGCATTGAAGCTTGATAATAACTAAAGGTCTTCTCAACCATAGCAGGACCTCCAGCAGCAGTAGTTGCAGCCATAAGCCTATAGAACCCTGCAAGATTCTTATACTTAGTATCTGTATATATATCTCGGAGAGTATCTTGAGCTAGAGCAGCATTTCTATTAGCTGCATTGAAAGCTGGTCCATATTGCTTATTAACCATAAGCTCGCCTATTCGAGTAATAGCAGTAGCCTGTGCATCTATCTTTGCATTAGTCTCTGCTTCTCCGTACAGTTGTGCATAAGAAGGTGAACCGTCCGGACCAGGAGTATGGTACAGTGTATGCAAACGTTGCTTTGCCAAGGCAGCTGTAGTCATTACAGCAGTACCTAATCTCTGTCCTTCATCATCTGTCATAACAGACCTTCCAGATACATGATCTTTCAATCTATCTAGAGCTTTAATAGGAGACCCATCAGGTCCAGCTGTTTCTACAGCACTTAAGAAGCTCTGTATAACAGGGGGTCCATAAGCATCCATAGCCTTGCCAGCATATTCTGCATCATCCTTAGCAGTACCTTCTTTATCTTTACGTTGTGCTGCTCGAAGAGTTAGATTTAATTCTGTCATCTTAGTAGGACCGATAGCCACCATAACATCTACTAGACCCTTCTTGCCAGCCATAATGTCTCTGGCTATATTAGCCATGTCAGGATGCCAGGAATTCTGTTCAGCTAAACTAAGAGCTTTATTACGGTCTGAATTAGAAGCAGCAGCATAAGTATTGATATCTTGAGTTAGATTATGCATATAAGCATTAGCTGGGTTTACTCCAGTAGCATGCTCGAATACCTTGTCTATCCAATCTCTATATCCAGGATACCTAGCTCTAAAGTCTTTCTGCATAGCAGCTAGCTTACCTGTATAAGCTGTCTCAGATATCTTGTTGTTAGCCCTAGCCCCTACTATCTGTGCAGCCATATTAGGAAGACCTCTCAAGAAAGAAGGTACTTCTTGTACGGAAGTCTGGTTATTATCGTCCATAATATTAAGAGCAGGAGGACCAATAGCTTTACCAGTAACATCAGTACGTTGAGCTACATAAGCTCTACCTTGAGCTTGAGCTAATTGCTGTTCCCTAGCAGCAGTCTGATCTTTCTGTACTTCATCTACTTTAGCATGTATCTGATCTTTAACATCTTCTCTGACAACATAATCAGCAAACTTAACGGCTGAACCAGCTACATCTCCTATTCCAGTCAACAGAGCTTTTGTAGATAGATTTGCTTCTGGGGTAGATATAGGTTTAGATAGATTTAAGTAATGAGGATCATTTATCCTTTCAGGAGCAACTCCTGGATTAAAACCACTCATATCTTGTGTAGGATAAGCCATGTATTACTGTCCTTGTCTTTGTATTGTTCCCCAAGCCTTAAGCTTGCCTTCTTTCGCAGCACGAGGGACTTGCTCTAAGTAGAATTTATGATCTTGTCTAACTATAAGACTCTTGCTCTGATCCGAGGCTAGACCTACTAACATAGAACGCTTTTCATCTGGAAACCCACTGATCTCTAACCAAGTCTGAGCTCGCTTCAAGAAATTATGTCTTTGTTCAGGATCGTTAGCTGCACCCGCCATCCATGCACGCTGCATCTCTTTCAAGTATTGCTTAGTAGCATACTTCTCTAATTCTTCTTTGTTCTTGAGAGACCAGGTCATTATGGATGTATCTTCTATTCTTTGAGACTGTAGCCCAGTAGCATACATAAATAGAGCTTGAGTAGTAGGCACGTCTGTCTGCATCAAGGTTTCATTCCTAGACATATACCTACCTGTTTGTACTGCAGCATAAGCTCTCATACCATTACTGACACTAGCTATCTGCTTCAAGGGAGCCATGAAGTCATTAGGAGTAAGTGGGAATGATTTACCATCTCCACGGATCATAGAGCCCATGGCTGTTCTAAAGCCATCTCCTGCCTCCCACATTCCTGAGAGAGTGCTCCAAGAAGCACCACCAAAGAGTCTCCACCAAGGTTTGTCTCCTACGAGAACTTCACGTATCTGATCGAATCCAGGAGCACCTAGACGATGGCCTATGTTCAGGTAAGTTCCTTTAGAAAGATCTCCTTTGCCTGTAATTAGTCCTATTGTTAGAGAAGGAATGCCTTCCATGATTGCTGTCTGATACCATTTATCTCCTACTACGTAGTTATTCTCCAAGGCATACTTACGGAGTATATCTCCGAAAGGAATACCAGAGATTCCAAATGTAGTTGGGATACCAAACAGACTTCCATAGGTAGTCAGAAGTCTAGCTCTTTCTTGCCAGGTAAGACGTTTACCTGTGAACTGTTCCATAAGGCGTAGCTGGTAAGAGAGGAACTGAGTAGGGATAGAAGCTATACCATCTTGCCATGTAGCCCGAGAAGCCTTGGACATATTGCCAGAGAGCATCTCTGCTCGTTCGAATATCTGGCCTAGTTCTTCATCAGTTACACGACCAGTAGGATGAGCTTTCCAGTTCATCTTACCACCCCCGCCATCTCTAAATTCCCTATAGGCAGTATACCAAGCACCATAACGCATGTTACGTTCAGCACCTCTGAAGAAGAGAGTACCTGCATCTAAGAAGTCATGTCCTACGCTTGAAACTACCTTAGGAGTCATACCATGGTCTACTAGAGCATGTTCTTGACCTACATTCTCAAAGCCAGTTCTCTTTAAGAGTTCCATAGCTTCTTTGAACTCTCCAGGTCTCCATCTAGGACCCCCTAGGTTAAGCTTAGAAGCCCAACGGTCTGCAGCATCCAGCATACTAGGATTAATTCTAGTCCATTGATGCAATAGAGCACCATATGCTCCTGTAGTAGCAAATCTAGGACCTGCTATACCTGCAATAGTTGCATAGGTCATGCTCTGTACTAGTATTTGTACATGAGAGAATAGACCGATAGTAGAATGGTAGGCCAGTGATCTGAAGAAGTCTACAGGATCAGTAGCTCTAGCTAATGCCCATGAAGGCAATAACTTAACTGTACTAGGAGATCTCATAGCTCCTATTAGACCTGTAGAGCCAGCCTTGCCCCAGTCAAAGGTTTCATGAGGAGTAGCTGGTCCATACTTACTATAAATGGAGTCAGCTAAGTTCTGAGACATAGAATGAAGTTCAGCTTGAGTTCTGCTAGGAATACCATAGAACTGCCGTATCTTCATCCAGTCATTAAGGAATGCATTCTTTACATTTTCAGGAGTACCTGACTTCCAATCAGGATTATTAAAGTGGTAGAAAGGAGAATGCCTGAGCTCTGGTTCCCCACCTTTTACATTTAAGAATTTCTTAGCACTCTCTAACCAATGTTCTACAGCAAATATCTTATAGTCATCCATGAATGTACTATTAGTAATCTTAGAGAGAGCTCTATTCATAGTAGTAATTGGGTCTACAAACTCTGCATGTTCATACCCATAGAGAGGATTATGGCGAGTACCTTTATCATTTATAGTAAAGATTTCAAAAGCATCTCTCTCTCCAGTATACTCAACTTGATACTGTCTAGCTAGAGATCCTCTGCGAGTACCATCTCTGAAAGTATCTCCATACCTCTTCATTAACTCATTGTCCATGTCTCCAATAAGTCTGTTTTTATCTGTAACTCGAATAGGCTCATTAACACTAAGACGAGGAGCTATCTTCTGACCATTAGGTCCTATAGTTCCATCATACCAGCTTCTATGCTCCCTCCATGGAATAGGAAGTTCCTTGCCAGCTAATTCAGCAGCAGCTTCATCTCCACGTTGTAGATGTAGACGAACTACGTCCATCTTCTCAGCTACATCACGAGCCATCTTTCTATTCATCATAGGCATGATGGTAGTATCTCCTTCATACCAATTGTGGAATTGCCCGGAGATATTCTGTTCTCTTACCTTAGCTTGTTTGATATAGTGATCGTAATCATATTCAATGTGTCCGCCTCCCCTACGGGGGATCTGGTCAAATGATATTGGTTTAGTCTCCATCGAAGGTGATAGGACGTACCTGATTCGCTTACCTTGTATCTCATTACCGAAGCCTTCGAGAGGCCTGGTCTCAGGATCATAGATTTCTACTAACTTGTATCTACCCTCCTTGACACCTTCAGTTAAATCTTTCTGAAATCTAGCATCCATGGTAGAAGAAGTAAGAACTACTTTCTCATCTCCTACATATCTGCCTGTAATCAGTACAGTGTCATCCCCTCCAGGGAACGTTGTTCTACGTACTCCACTGAAAAAGGGAGAAGCTACTCGCTCACCAGTCTTAGGGTCAAGAAGAGAGAAACTATGGGACTCTGCACCTACTCTGCTCATGTTCCTATAGAGAGCTATGTTACGTAACATACGGTCCATTTCAATGTTACGCTTGAATGCGAAGTAAGCTTCTATCTCAGAAGCATCAGGCATACGCTTGAAGTTCTGTTGATAGAATGTTTCTAATTGCCCAGGGCTTTCAAAGAAGTATCCCTTCTTTCCATCAGGGCCTACTATGTTCCTACCTTCTCTAATAGTACGTTCCCAGTCTCTCCAATTACCCCAGTTCTGGTAGACTTCATAGAAGTCTTTGCCACGAAAACGAGAGTATGTATCTCTAATCTGTTTAGAATTCTGTTTAGCTATATCCATTAAAACAGAAGCAGTATAGGTAGCAATCTTACGATTGATACGCTGGTCTAGAGATAACGTCTCATCTGGTGTACGGAGACGGCCTAGAGTAGATGCCAGCCAGCTGTCAGGTGTCTTAGCATTCTTAGTTGCTAACAAACCATCCCTTATAATATCTTGTGTCTCGTCTAGAGGCTTGATTACTTCAACGTAGAAACCCATTCCATGGGATTTTACATTAGCATTAGCTATGCCATTGAGATCAGCAAATGCCCTAGCAGCTTCAGGAGTATGCCAGTACTCACCTGTGAACTCTCCTATGCGAATAGGGATATGCCAGGTATTAGTAGCCTTAATCTTAAATGGATCTCCTACTTCCAAGATAGAATTATGTAGACCAGGGAACTGCCCTCTAACTTCATCCTTAAGAGATTGAATAGCAGACTTAGTAGCCATGATGGCTGGTATACGCTGTACTCTTGCGATTTCTTGAATCGCCTTCATAAACTGGCCTTCAAACCGATCGTAAGCTTCAGTTATTCTATTTACTATCTCCCTGCCATATCTCCCAGGGTCAGCTGCAATCTGAACCTTATCTGCTCTCAAAGCAGAGGGAAGAGCTTCTAAGATCTCTTTTACCTGATCAGCTCCTGTAGAAGTACCAGATACCTTAGATACAATATTAGCAGTTACCTTCTCTACAGCAGCTGTCTCTAAGTCTCCTGCTCCTGAAGCAGCAGCTACTCTAATAGGTTGATGGGCCTCCATCTCACCTGAATCTACGAAAGCTCTGTACATATCTGACGATACGTCTGGATGAGGAGGCTCTTCTATTACTGTTCTTGCTCTAGCTGTTCCAGTACCAGAAGGCCAGTATCCTTCTCCTTGTCCTTGAGGACCAAAGGTAGTCTCATCAAGCTGAGCTCTTAAAGTACCGGGCATCCCAAAGGCTTCACCTTCTTTAGGTAAAGTACCTGTAGGCATTGGGAAAGGATCCTCTTTAGGAACAGGATCAGTAGCTTCTAGAGACTTAATCAAGTCTTTCTTAGCTTGACGGTCCATATTAATTAGTTTAAGTCTGTTGAATACTCTTTTAGCAACAGGACCAAGAACAGTTAAATCTAGGATAGTGAACAGATCGTTAACAACACCTTCGCTAGTAGATTGTCCTACCATTGCTTCTAAGAAAGCATGAGCAACGACAGGATTATCTTTCTTTAAGTTCTCATGGATAGTATCTACGAGATCTATGAACTCTTTGTTATTCTTTCTGAAGAGTTCTCTAGACTGATCTTCCAGATTCATCCCTAAGAGTCCCTTAAGCATATTGACCCCAGGAACATTATCTCTCATCATCAATTCATAATAGAAAGGAACCAGCGTCTTAGCTTGTTGACCTACCCAAGGAAGCCAACCCATCTTGCTTACTTCTTGTCCAGCAAGCTCTTTCTTGTTTATGAGATACTGACGTTTAGTTATTAAATCTGAAGCTACATTATCAGTAGCTTGTACATACTGAGGAATCTCTCTCTGGGCATCTTGCAACCAAGAGCCATAGTTATCCTTACGGACCCAGCCCATAGTATCTAAATACTTCTGAGCGAAAGCTTGTTCAAAGACACTCTTAGGATCAGTAAAAGACTTGTTTACTTCTATCTGCTTACCTACATAGTCTACTTCCTCTCTAGTTAAGGAGCCTCCCTTACGTTTAGCCACTCCTAGAAGAGTTTGTTCTAGTTGAGTATTTCTATTAAGATCCATCTCCATAGCAGTACGTTTACGAAGACTTTCTTCGTTACCGTTGACTATCTCTTGGAATATCTCTTGATGGGACTTACCTAAGATACCAGATAGACCATACTGCGCACGTACAGCCCTGTGAGAGGCTATGTCCGGTGGTACAAAGGTACCTGCTCCTCCTATGTCAATGCTGACCTGAGGAAGAGGTTCTTGTGCTGTATTATCTATTGATACTGGTTCCATTTATGCTTCTTGACTTCCTGCGTTCCAGCCACCTTTTCCTAGAGCTCTAGCAGCTGGGATAGCTCCTAGTATATCTCCACCAAGAGAGGACCATCCTTGTCCTGTAGCTAGGCTACTCTTAGCCCTAGACTCAGCAATTCTAGATTGAGAGATCATAGCGCTAAGACCAAAGTTCTCTCTGCCTAATCCTAGATTCTGTGCTATGCCTAGAAGATTTACGCCAGACTGTCCAGATATCTGACCATACCCACCTGCAAGACCAGAACCAAACTGAGCTCCTTTTCCTGCAGCATTAGTAAGAGCAAGAGACCTAGCTCTCTGAGCAGCTCTAAACTCTTCCATTGTCTTACGTCTAGCGTCTAATTCCATGGCTTGTCTACGTAAAGCTTCTTGTCGTTGTTCTAATGCTATTTGCTGTTGCTGAGCTGCATATACTTCTTTAGATGCTCCGTAGGACTGTTGAGCTCCGAAGAGCTTCATTCCTAATCCAGCTACACCTAGTCCTATTGTAAGAGGATCCATTATTTATACACTCGCATTAGAAGTCTCCATTACGCTCCAGCCCATGATGTCAAATGGACTACCATCTACTGAAGCCACCTTAAATTGCAGGACTAGTCCATGTCCTCTTATCCTATGTCTACGAAATGCTTTATCATATAGAGAAGTATTAATATTAGCTGTCTGGGGTACAGAGTACCTACCTGAGTTAGGATTTATAGCATAGTCCCATATGCCTTGTATCTTATATGAAGTATCTTCATCATTCCTAGAGAATACATTCACATATGTAGGTTGAAACTTAAACAAAGCTTTACCGTGTACCTTATACCCAGTTGTGAAATCACTTACATAATTAAAGGCATCCCCAGTAATTGAGTTCCAGTCTACATAAAGAGGATCGTATTCCTCTGCAAATGTAAAGTCATATGAACCTCCGTTTACATTAGAAGCAATATACTTGAATGTAGGATCAGGTGTAGCACTGCCTCCTGGACCTACGATATAATTAACAGAATGTATATGAGGAGTACCGGTAATAGTCCAAGGATAAAAAGCTTTAGAATTAGTATTAAAATTGAGTACTTTGTTGAATTCATACCTAGTTGTGACATTACTTTCCTCTGTATCTCTATATACCCATTGAACAACATCTCCAATAGGATCATGGTCTCCCCTAGCATATTTCTTACTAGACAGAGGGATGTCTTCATAGAAAGTAGATATTGTATTTGTAGT